AACATTTTATCACCTTTTTTTGCTCAAAAAGTGCCAGAAAAGTGCCATTTTCAATTTAGCACTTCAATCCCTAAAATAGTCGCTAATTCAATAACAGCCTTTTTCTTCTCTCTTTTGTATTGCCTTTCCTCATATGGAATATCATTCATAATAATTTTATCTTGATAGTCATAAATATACTTTTCAATCAGTATCTTTCTATGAATGTGAACAAGTTGATTCAAAATAGCATCGTATTTTTTAACCGCTTCTTGTGCTGCATGAACGTTATCAACATTATGAACTGCAGCATCTTCTACTTTCGAATGAAACTCATTACCAAAATTTGGTGGCGTAATCTTATACATGGTTGTCATTGTTGGAAATTTACGATCACCAGCCATCACTCGAAGCATTAAATAGTCTTTAAAGAACTTTCTTACTGCTCTGACTGTCTGAATGTAGTTGATATCTTCAACTTGTGGTAGATTGAATAGTTGTCCCATAAAGTCGCCCCCGTGTTTAGTTAATTAAAATATATTTCCCCAAATCCATAACACGCCTTTTATCAGTGCGCCTAATATAAACACACTAGCCAGAATCCAAAAAGCCCAAAAAGCAATGCTTATGACCGTTGCTCCGATTTTGTTAATCATATTCCACCTCCACAATCACTCGGCTTTCTTCGTCTTTATCGACTATGAAGTAATCAGAAAAGCCCTCGATATAGTTTAGGTTGTCATTCTCTATAAATCCCGCCTTCATCATGCCGTCGAAAATAAATTTTTTAGCAAAGGCAATGTTGTCGGGATCCTTTCGTTTATTTGGAATTATCCAAGTAAATTTTAATCTGCACGGTACAGGAAACTTTACACCATGTTGCATGGCTAACTTCACATAGCTAGAGCATATATATGTCATTTGTTTTTTCACTTTAGCAGCGGCTTGTCTGTGCCCTCTCTCTTTGTTTATATAAGTGTTTAAGTCTGTTAACGGGAGCGGGATAATAATTTTATTGCTAGTTGTGGTAGTCTTCAATAACTCTTGTTTCATAAATGACTTCTAACTCCTTGTCCGATAATTTGTTAAGATATTCAATTGTGTTGCTTGTATAATTAGCGATGACGTCTATTAGTTGCTCCCTCTCTTTAGCTGTCATGTTGCCACCTTCTGACCTATAGACAAGCCGTTTTTTCTTTTGAATTTTATTAGTGCGCTCCTGCTAATGCCCATATCTTCCGCTATTTCCGTATCAGTAAGTTTTTTACTCAATCGTCGATATTCAGTGACTGTAAATATCGAAAGTAACTGTGTTGGTGTAGCTAAACCTTTCTCTTTATCTCCTCTTGCTTCTAGTGTTTCTAGCTTTTTAATTAAATTTTTTCTATCTGCGAGAGTCTTGCTTTTTTCAATCATCGTAATAACTTCCCATTGCTTTTTTCTTAATTCCTTTCTGCTCATTTTCATCGCTCCCCGTTATAAAATTAAATGCTCAAAATGGCAAATCATCCGGATTAATATCAATCGGCTTACCTTCACTTGCAAATGAATCGCTCTTCTGGCTCGTATCCGCTCGATATGAGCTTGTTTGATTGTCATTTGAATAATTAGCCTTACCTTGATAATTATTCGATGTAGCGCCTTCTGCGTTGTTATTTTTAGGTTCTAAGAATTGAACTGATTCAGCAACTACTTCCGTAACAAAAACGCGTTTGCCGTCGTTATCCTCATAATTACGAGTCTGTACGCGTCCATCAACGCCCGCCATGCTTCCTTTCTTCAAGAAATTAGCAACGTTTTCGGCTGGTTTACGCCAAACAACACAATTAATGAAATCGGCTTCTTGTTCTCCTTGTGCATTTTTAAATGGGCGATTTACTGCTAATGTAAAAGTCGCAACTGCTGCACCAGCTGGCGTATATCGTAAATCAGGATCTTTCGTTAATCGTCCTACAAGTACTACACGATTCATCATTATTTGCTTTCCCCCTCAATATCTTTAATTTCTGGTCGTCCTCCGTATTTTTCAAGCATGTAACTTTTCGCTTTTTCAACTTCTTTTCTAAATTTATCTAATCCATTTGCTTTAATTTTTTTCTGGATTAAAGGAATTACGCTATCTTTATAATATTCGATTGCTTTATCTCGAGTGTTTAAATCTAGAAAGTCTATGAGATCGATTGGAATATTAAACAATGAAGCTCCACTGGACATTTCATTAACGTGCAAGAATACTTGGGTTAATGTCCCTTCCGGATAAATTGCAAAGTCTATACCATCTATCGTCACTTGCATTCCCGCCTTCACAACCCAGCCACTTTTCGTCGCAATCTGAAACACTTTATCTTTTTCGGATATTTTTATTGTGTTAGTCATTCGTCCTCCTCCTTCTTCAACTCATTCACCATTTGATTGATTTCTTCCTGCGTGTTTACTCTAAACGGATGTACAACTTGTGGAAATTTTTGTGCAAAGAAATGTAACACTAAATTTCCGTTTTGAAACAATAATGTCTCTGTAATTTCCGCAACTTCTTTTCCGTTTAAAGGTTGACCTGTGCCGCGGCATTCAATATTTACATAGCCTTCGATTTCGCAAGCAGTGTTGACTGCTGCATATAAAACAGGCACTTCATGTTGATTTTTTATAGAAAGAACTGTGCTCTCCGCTGGCAATGAAATTACTTGAGAGTCTTTCATTTTTAAGGGGTACTTATAAATTTTTAGATTCATCTCATTTCCTCCTAATTAAATATCTAAAAGTCTGGTAACATCGTTAGCGGTGTGTCCATCCCACGCGGGGGCAAATTCCAGTTCCGGAACATCAAAGTAGTTCCAATTTTCCAGGTGATAGTGATAAGTAAACATACCTTTCGACGTAGAGATACCGACAATAAAATAATTGTCAAACATAGAACCGTCTTCATGTTTTTTAGATTTCCAACTTTTTAAACGATTAGCATTACATACCGTCGCAAATAATACCATTCTGTGAAAGTAGAGTTCCTCGAATGTATGCGAACCGTCTGAAATATTTCCTTTATTACCTAATAAACTAATTTCATCATTGATTTCTTTTATTGATTTCGGCTCCATTTATCCCAAACTCCTTCCGCACATCGGGCAATAGTTGATATTACAAGCGGTTAAGCTGTATGAATTGAACACACCTAAGTTGCTATTGCTGTCTAGTCTAACGACACCTGTTTCTTTATATTCTTCATCAAAACTCAGCAAAGGCTCGTTATTCATCATAGAGTCATCCTTGCAATACTCACACATTATTCCGCCATCTCCTCAATAAAAGACGGAATTTCTTCGGAGATAACAATTCTCCTATCATCTTCCAACTTGATAATATAGTTTCCTGTGCTTTCCGTGATTGGATTAGGCAGTATATATTCAATGCTGATTACATTTACATTCATTTCTCCGTTATACCATTCATCACCATGTTGTCCACCTGCTGGTGGTTTACCCAGTGAAAATCTCGTATTATCATAAGGTAATCCACTGCGCCAACTTAGGATGTTTCTCGGTTTAAATGTCGTCATTCCATCACCTCTTCTAATATTTCTTCTGGGGTATCACAACCATTAATTAGCGTCTCTCTACCGAACCTATCATCAAAAGTACAGAAGATTTTTCCAAAGACATCATCAACTTTATACAAACGCTCTAAATCCAATCGCTCTCATGCTTCACCCTCCAATTTTTCAATAAATATAAAATCGATAGACTCAAAAGGGATAACTGTATGTGTGTTGTTGTCTTGCAATGTCACTCCGTGTTTTATATTTTTTAAAGAAAACTTTTCCCTAAACTCCTCCACTGTATCTGGATGGCGAATTTGACAACTATTTCCAGATTTTAGAAAGACGGTTATACACGATTTGTTCATGCTTCACCCTCCGAATCTTCAACAGGAACAGCAAACAGCCAATATATTTCACCTTTTTGCATGCCTTTAATTTCCGCTTCTGTTAATTTGGTTGTCCATTTCTTATTTTTGTTGATAATTGATCCAGTAAAAGTTGTTTCATCAGATTGTTTATTTAACAAAACATACATATTAATCACTTCTAATTCGGCTGCGTCATCGTTCCATGTTGAAAGCGGCAATCTCACATAATAAAGCGGTTCTTTCTCGACTTCGTAGCCGTCAAGCCAAGCGCGTGCAAATAGTTCACCATTTTCATTATTGTTTTCCATGATCCAGTCGTAGACATTTTCATCTAGCGAAGCTCTAGAAGTTAATAAATCGCACAATAAATCATGAAGTGTATGACCATCTTCTTTAGAATGATTTTCCAAAAAATCACCTATTAATTTTGGTACTACTACCAACTCCGCTTCCTTTTCTTTAGCAATAAAACAATCTTTAGTAGATATTATTTTGTCCCTAGAAACTTTCACTAAAGAGTTGCCTGTTCCAAACTCTTTACCGTTATACCAACCATTTAACAATTCATTACCTGCAATTACGTGTACGTTTTCTCCTTTTTTAAATTTCATTGTTTTCCTCCTTAATCTAATCCTTCATATAGACTTTTTGAAAAATCATTCTCATCTATGTTCTGAATACTATTGATTGCATCAACCAATTTCGCCTTTGTTTCGAGACAAGGCTTATAACCGTAACCTACGTACCTAATCATTCTTTCAAATGTCGATATCGGGAAATTAAGAGTATTGTCAACCACCAACCTTTTGAGATGTAAGTGTTCAAAAAATTGGGGATGAATTACTATCCGATGCTCCCCGTCAACAACGTATCGTGCTACTTTGGTAACAGTAAAGTCAAAGTTACTAATAACCTCTTCTGGTTCCCCAAAAACAGAGCGAACTAACTCTAATTGGGTTTTTGACGGAATGTGTATAAAGGCGACGACTTTACCAGTTTTATACACAAGTTTAATATGGTTTGCATCGCTAGCACATTTCTCGGTGTAATAATGAATTGCGTCATTTAGGTCTTTTTCGTTGCGGAAAAACATGTCAATATCCTTCACTTTTTCATGATTAAAAATATTTTTAAAACAGCCTCCCGCTATGAATCCATCGTGACCTTCTAGGAACTGGTCTAGGAAATTGATTTCGCGGTATTGTCGAGCTTCCTCATGTTTGTAAATCATAATTTTCTCCCCTTCTCAATTCTGCGTTTCGTTCCATCCCTAATCGAAATCCACCAATTCCAGCGAATAGATCTAAAAAGTTCACGTCTGCACCTCGTTTCTCTCCGCTAACTTCGCTTTACCTTTTTTAAATTTCATTGTTTTCCTCCTCCAAATCCTCTTCAAAATCCGCTTCCGTCAAAATATAATTAATCGCGCGATAGTATCTACGTTTTAAAAAGTCATTGCTAGCGTGAGTCTGCTCAATAGAATCTTTCAATTCTTCTAAAGTTCCTTGAAAACATCCAGTCGTCCAGATTTCCAGCTCTTTGATATACGTGATTTGATTGTTTTTTCTCGTAGTATTAATTTGTACAGCTATTACAGTTAGACTGACAACATCCCGCCAATTAATCCAATTTAAATTTGCATAACTTAAATTTGCACCATTTAAATCTGCATAACTTAAATCTGCATAACTTAAATTTGCACCTCTTAAATCTGCACCATTTAAATCTGCACCATTTAAATCTGCATAATTTAAATCTGCACCATTTAAATCTGCACCATTTAAATCTGCATAACTTAAATCTGCACGTCTTAAATCTGCATAACTTAAATTTGCACCTCTTAAATCTGCATAACTTAAATCTGCACGTCTTAAATCTGCACGTCTTAAATTTGCACGTTCTCCATGTCCATCACGTAACCATTTCTCATGCTTTTCTATAACGACATCTAGTTCTGCTTGATTCATTCTGCTTCCTCCTTCTCTCCGCCCTATTGCACTCTGTATCCGTTACAGTCTGAACTCGGTCACCTTTTTTGATTATATTCATTTAAAGCCGCCACCCTCATATTTTGCAATAAAATCAGAAACTAATTCTCCACAATTTCTGCAAACCACCACACGCCTTTCACCTTGTATCCCGTCATAGGATGTATCCTTAAATATCTCTTTATCCTTATGCCGACATATCTTTCTTAGCAGTCGATTTTTTCGAGTAACCCCTACCTCTGCAAGAGCTTCTTTTGTACCATCTTTTGTCATTCCGCTTCCTCCTAATCCAGTTTTATCACTCGCAAACCCTTATCTGACGTTCTTTTTCTGTAAGAAGGCGTAGCGTAGAAAAATATAGTTTCACGCTTTACTTTTCTAAACTCTGCTAATTCGTCTAACGTACCGATTTTTAACAGATCGTCGCCTTTGTAGAGGGCGTATTCTGTCATGCTCTCACTCCTTCATAAATACCAACCAATGCGTTTTCGCTCTCTTATTGCCAAGAAGCGGCTCGTGATCAATTACTTTTAAAATTTCGCTTAGTTTTATTTGCTCTTCATTCCATTTGAAAATTAATGTTCCGTTTGGCTTTAAAACTCGCATACATTCGCTAAATCCTTTTGCAATATCTTCTTGCCAAGTAGCAGAGTCTAGTTTTCCGTACTTCTTGGCCAACCACGATTTATCGCCAACTTTCACTAAATG